TTTTTGTACCAAACCGCCTCGTTTGGGAACATTGGCAGAACTTCTGCTTTGAGCAGGAAGACCCTGATGATAGCACTGATTATGTTATTCCTACTGTTTCTGCTTCCACTGCCACCGAGAATTCTTTAATAGGCTCTCTTTGGGACTATTTCGGCTTACCTATTAATACTGCTAACAACTTGTCTGGCATTAATGCCCTTCCATTCCGCGCTGTCTATCTAATTTGGAACGAGTGGTTTAGAGATGAAAATCTTCAGAAGTCTGTGAAAATCATAAAAGGCGACGCTAATCTAGTGATTGACATTAGTCGTCTTTCTGATCAACCTTCTTGGGTTATCAATGCTTCTTCCACTGATGCTTATCCTGGCTTCGCTTGTCCGCCTCGTGGTAAGCGTCATGATTACTTTACTTCTGCTCTTCCGTGGACACAGAAAGGACCTGGTGTTTCTATAGGTCTTGCCGGTACCGCTTCTATAGTTGATCCTACCCCCGGTACTGGTTATCTTCTCCATAGTACTGGTACTGAGCTTGCCGCTGTTACTGCCTATGGCGGTGAGGCCTCTTCTTCAGGCGGTCGTAGAATTACAAGTGGTACTAACTCTATTTCGTTTAACCGTTATGGCTCAACTTCTGATTATAGTGGCATAGGCGGTTTTGCTGGCAATACCAATTCCAAGGTAACTATGACTGCTCAAGCCGCTTCTACTTACCTTGGCAATGATTCTTATGTTGATTTGGACACTTCAAGTATCTTTACAATAAACAGTCTTCGTACTGCTTTCCAGATGCAGAAGTTCTATGAACGCCTTGCTCGTGGTGGTAGCCGGTATACAGAAGTGCTCCGCTCTTTCTTTGGCGTAGTTTCTCCGGACGCCCGTCTTCAACGTCCGGAATTTCTCGGCTCTTTCACTAAAATGGTTAACGTCAATCCAATAGCTCAAACTTCTGCAACCGACGATACCTCTCCTCAAGGCAATCTCTCTGCTTATGGTGTTACTGCCGCTAAATTCCATGGTTTCACTAAATCTTTCGTCGAGCATGGCTATATTATAGGCTTCGTCTGTGCCCGTGCCGACCTTACCTATCAGCAGGGCATCAATAAGATGTGGCTTCGTTCCACGGTCTATGATTTTTATTGGCCTACATTCGCTCATCTTGGCGAACAGGCTATTGAGCTTCGCGAGATTTATGCCCAGGGTACTAAAGATGATACTACTGTTTTTGGCTATCAGGAACGTTACGCCGAATATCGCTATAAACCTTCGCAGATTACAGGTAAGTTTCGTAGCGTTGTAACTGGTGGCACTTTAGACAAGTGGCATTTGTCCCAGTTCTTTAAAAATGCTCCAACTCTCAACGAAGAGTTTATTGTTGAAAAACCGCCTATTGATCGCATTATCGCTGTTCCCAGTGAGCCTGAATTTTTGCTTGACATAGGTTTTCGTTACACTACTGTTCGTCCTATGCCTATGTTTGGTACGCCCGGCCTTGTTGATCACTTCTAGAAGGAGTTGGTTTTATGTCATGGCTTTCTAATACTTTAGGCAGTGTTGCTGGTTCTGTTTTAGGATCTGCAGTTCAGAATCATTATAATTCTGCTAATGCCGCACAGGCTAATGCGTGGAATGTTGAAAACTATAAACATCGTTATCAATGGGCTGTAGAAGATATGCGCAATGCTGGTCTTAATCCTATTCTTGCCGCAACTAATGGTATAGGCGGTTCTATATCTGGAGCTTCAGCCGCTTCTGTAGGTATGAGTGATATAGGTTCTACTATGAACTCTGCTAAAGCCGCTAGTGCCGCTGAAAGGCAGGCTAAGAATGCCGAGAATCTTGCAGTATCTCAAATTGAAAAAAACGTCGCAGAAGCCGATTCTGTGCGTCAGAGTACCCATGGTACAGTTCTTCAGAATGGTATTCTTGCAAATGATTTGAATCTTCGTGAGCAGACTTATGAAAAGCGCCTTGGTTACGAACTTGAAAAGATGAATTTGGAGCTTGAAAACCTTCGGCTTCAGGGTTCTTACCTTAGCTCTGGTGTTTTGAACAATATTGCTTCTGCTAACCGTGCTAATTCTGCCGCCGCTTTTGATAATATTCAAACTGAAATGGCAGGCATGGAACGTGATTTTTATAAGAATCTTGAAAGTCTTACAGGTACTCCTAGATCTGTTGCTAGTGGTGTTGGTTCTGCTGTCAAAAACGTTATAGGCTTCCTCGGAGGTCGTTATTTTGGAAGGAGATAATTTTATGTCTAATAAAACTACTATGATTCTTACTTTTATCGTTTCTGTTGTTGTCCCTTTTATTCAGGAAGTTGTAGATCTGATCGAAGCTCTGAAAGGCAAAGCTTCTTCTAATACCGTGACTGCTAAAAAGGTTGCTTCGGATTTTCAAACCGATGTTGCGCAACTTGTTGAGCCAATTGCTAATAAGAATGATTCTAAAAAAACTAGTCGTTTTTTCGGTTCTTGGAGGGATGCTAAATGAGACGTCGTCGTTTATCTAAACGAGGTTCTCGTCGTCTTTTTCGGCGTACCTCCAGATCTAGACGTAGAAATTTTAAGAGAGTAGGACGAGGTGGATTTAGGATTTGACATTCTGACTTAATCCTGATACAATCGGTACAGGTGATTAATATGGTTTGTTATAATCCTATTCTTATGTACCCGGTTGAAGGAGCGATTACTAAAAATGGAAAACAACATTATAGTTTTTACGGTAGCCTTGCCTCTCACCCTGAGCTTGCTGGCGATAGCCGTTTCATTCGTTGTTCTTGTAAACAATGCATCGGTTGTCGTCTCGAAAATAGTAGACAGTGGGCTGTCCGTGCTGTTCACGAAGCCCGTTCTTCGTCTTCTGCTTATTTCGTTACTTGCACTTTCGACGATTATCATTTGCCACGTGATAAAAGCTTAAGCAAGAAATTTCATCAGACTTTCATGAAAAATCTTCGTCGTGAGTATGGCAGTGGTATTCGCTTTCTTGGCTGTGGTGAATATGGTGAACTTCATGGTCGCCCCCATTATCATTACATTTTGTTTAATATTGATTTTGATGACAAAATTTTTCGGTTCCGTACAGACGGTTATAATACTTATACTTCTTCTCGTTTTGCCAAAGTATGGAAATACGGTATGCATCTTATTGGTGAGTTTAGCTTTGATTCTGCTGCCTATGTCGCTCGCTATATAGTTAAAAAACAGACAGGTAAAGATGCTCCTTCTCACTATAAAGGTCGTATTCCTGAATTCATGGTTGCTTCCAATCGTCCCGGTATAGGTGCTAAATGGCTCGAAGATCATTGTGAAGAATGCTATGCCAATGATTATGTTGTTATCAACGGCAAAAAGATGCGTCCTCCTCGTTATTACGACAAAAAATTTGACGAAACGCATCCTCACTGGATGGAATATATTCGTAATAACCGTATTGAGAAGATGCTTCATAACTTGGAGAACAATACTTTTGAGCGTTTGGTTGACCGCTGTCGTGTTCAGGAAGGTAAGTATAAGCATTTTCTCGGCAGAAAGCTTGACAAGGTATTATGACTGTGTTATTATTTAGTCGGGAATGAGGTGATGCTTATTAGTGAATTTGAAGCTGTTAAAAATTTCTGTCGTGAGCGTAATATTTCTTTTGACTATTCTTTTCGTGGTAGTAAATATGCCGCTTACCGTCTTAAACCTGATGGTTCTAGGGTTATTCGCCTTGATAATGACTATTTTGTTATATCAGCTATGCTTTATCTTATGATCCGTAGGTATTTAATTGCATTTAGGAAAGGAGATGGTTCCGCTGAGACTTTATTCCATTTATGACTCCAAGGCTGAACAGTTCAGTCCTCCGCAGGTTTATCACAACGATATGCTCGCTCTGCGAGCTTTTGAAGGTATAGTTAACGATGATAAAATGCTTATTAAAAAGTATCCTGAAGATTTTTCTCTTTATTATGTTGGCAATCTCGGTGACAGCGACGGTCGCTATTACATTGAGAATTGTGACGAGTCCCACATTCCTGTCATCGTTGGTCGCGCCATAGAGTATGTGCAGACTATTGACAGTGATTCTACTAAATGATAATCTAATAAAGAGCGTATCAGAAAAAGGACGATCTCATGGAGATCGCCCTTTTTTTGTGCGCTACGCCCGCCGCGTCTAGGCGCCTGTGAAAGGAGGTGAAACTATGAAATTTAAGACAGCTTATGATCCTGTAGAAGAACATGATCATTGTGGTATTGAGTTTACCATGCCCTCTCTTACAGTTCAGGACGAGAAAGATGAAACTGATATCAATTACATCGTAAATAAGTATGCAGACGGTAATAAAGGTATCATGACTCTTGACCTCGGCAATAGTTCGCAATACGCTTACCTGCAGTTCGGAGATGCAACGCTTCCCGGCGACTACAGTACAGCGCTTGAGCTTGTGTCCGGAGTTCGTGAAGAATTCTACAGTTTACCTGCTTACGTTCGAGCAAAATTCGGTCACGATCCTATGAACTTCATCAACCGTTTGAACGATCCTGCAACGCTCGAATATCTCCAACAACAAGGTCTGTATGGTAGTGAATATACCTTCAACGAACCACAACAGTCCGTAAGTAATAAACAAACACAAGAAAAAAGTAACACTTTAGAACAAAATAATGAAGAAACACAAAAATAGGCGTCACCGAAGCCAGTTACTTACTTGATGTAACTGGCGTAGGTGACGCAAAAATAATCTAAAACCTAATAATAATTTGCTTTAGGTTAATTATTAGGTTTACACTTCGAAGAAGGTGAAATTTTGGCTCGAAAAAAAATAAGAGTTCGAGGACATCGCTTTAGCGATGCTCCTGCAATGTACATGAAAAGGACTAAGTTTGACCGTTCTCATGTTTATAAGACAACTTTTAATTCAGGCAAGCTTATACCTGTATTTGTTGATGAGGTTTTGCCTGGCGATACTACTCGTATGTCTGTTAATTACTTCGCTCGTTTGGCTACTCCTATTAAGCCTATCATGGATAATATTTATCTGGACTGGTTTTTCTTTTTTGTACCAAACCGCCTCGTTTGGGAACATTGGCAGAACTTCTGCTTTGAGCA